TTGCCTGTTGACAATCTATCAACCACCATGATATGATTGTCTCATGGGCATCAAGAGAAACCACCACCACCTCTTCTCTTGTGTAAGTCCCGCACTGCGGAGTTAGTTCAGCGGTAGAACGCTATCCTTCCAAGTTAGATGTCGTCGGTTCGATTCCGATACTCCGCTCTTGTCCTTTTTCATCATGGACCCAATAAAAATCTTATTATTGATAGGTGAACTTGAGGGGTGCTATATGCATACCAAAAGATTGGGTTTTGAAGAGGACAACAAAATTCTTGATGAGATGAAGAAGAGGTATTATAAACTCTACTTTAAACTCAAGAAAGAACAAAAAGATAATCCTCTATAGCACAATCGGTAGTGCGCGAAGCTGTTAACTTTGAGGTTCTTGGTTCGAGTCCAAGTGGAGGAGTCTGCCCGAATAGCTCAGCGGTAGAGCACCTCCTTTACACGGAGATTGTCGGGGGTTCGATCCCCTCTTCGGGCATATTGATAATTGAGTATGGAATACTTATTTAATACAAATTTTTATATCAAATTCAAAGCACCTAATAGCAAAGAATTTAATGACAAGATAGAAGAAATATCACTTGATGGAATTGATAATGATAGATTTACTTGGGGTGGTTCTTGTCTTGTAGATAAGATTCCTCTGTATTGGACTGATTGGTTGGATCTTTATATTCCAAGTTTAGATCTTCTCTCAAAAGAACTTAAGTATATGGGTGGATATAATATATTGGATCCTTGGTTAAATGTATATTCCAGAAATTATCACCAAGAAGTTCATGATCATTATCCAGCAGATCTTTCTTGTGTATACTATCCTGATGTTCAGAAAGACTTTTCTCAATTCTATTTTAGAGATAGATATAATAACGATTTGCCCCGAAGACTTCAGACAGTTTTAAATTATAGAGACGCTTGGGTGGTTACTATTGAACCTGGAGATATGTTATTTTTCCCTGGCAATATGCTTCATGGAGTTACTCCACATAAATCTGACAAAGTTAGGAAGACATTATCTACAAATATAGACCTTGTTTTTGATTGATAAATAGAACACTTACATCTACATCCTGTATTATGATTATCGTAAGATGCAAAGAATGCAACACAGAATTAACCAGTACAAATAAAGTACAAACCTGTGGATGTCCAAATCAAATGAATCTTGTCAATAACAAAGTTGGAGCTGTTGACTTAGATAAAGTTGTTATGGTATCATATGATAGAGAAGTAAAAATTGATAGTGTTTTCTCTCGCGAAGAACTTGCTTATCAAGAACAAAGGAGAAAGCGTAAAGTTCGTAGATTAGACTTTGAAGTTCGTTAATGCTTAGTTTCTGGATTCACCTAATAGCATTCTTCCAAGTAGTTGTAATGAATTGCATTCAACCTGTCAATTGGAAGTATTGTTATAGAGTGGAACAATGGTTGATTCCAGATTTGATAGAAGGTTATCAGATTTGGACTCAACAAAAACATCCTTATCAAAATGAAAAGGATTATCTGGAGAGTCAATCCGATAGGTGACGGAACCGCTCTTGAAAAGCGTCGAGGTGTTAAAGCCCTTGGGAGTTCGATTCTCCCACTCTCCGTTTTCTTTAATAAACATTAAGAATTTGTGTAGCATCTATATACAATTATATGGAGCTCACGAATGACCTTCTTTTATTTGCTAATGCTGACAATTATTGCATTAGTTGCTTTTGCTGGGTATGATGCTACTATAAGGTTGGTCCAATTCATTGATCTCCAAATTCGTTATGCTTGGATAAGAGTTCAAATGAAGTGGATGGAGCAGAAACTTAGAAGGAGACTTCTTAAGGATACTGCCGACTATAAAAGTTTTCTCAAGGAGTACAAGAAGAATGACTGATGATCAATCATCTTTGTCATCTGATAATAAAACTTGTCCTAAGTGTGGGGCTACCTGGATAGGGGGACAGCACTATTGGTCTGGAACTGGTAAGTTGGGAAATGAGCTAGACCTTGCTGGATTAGTTTGTAATAGTTTTGGTGACGAAACCTGCATAAATCCTTGCAAAGGTTTGGATGGCGGAGTAACCTGGAAAGATAGAATGACAACTTTGGGAAAACTTGAGGATGAGTCACAGAATGACCAAGATCAATCCTGATGATTACACCACTAAAGAAGAAGTGCAGGAGATGATTGATGATGCCATACGACAACATAATCGTAATGCTTCAATTATCTCTATGTGTGTTGGGTGGGTTGTTCTTGCACTTTTTGCTGAGGGTCTGCTTCGACTTATTGGAGTAATTGATCCTCTGTTTCCCTGGTTAAAGATTACCCTATAAAAGTAAATGGATCCAGACGAAAAAAGAGAATTTTATAAGTCATTACGGGAAAGAATTAATCAACTTAGAATGGGCCATTTGTTTGAAGAACCATGTCCCATGTATGAACCTGAATGGGATGAAGATCTTTGGGATTGTAGATTAACTTACGATTACGATGAAGAGGAAGAAAAATGAAACCAGTAATTCTCATTGCTTGTTTTATGCCATTAGCATTGATCTGGATTATTATGAAACTTTCGCTGTGGATTTCAGCAGTTAACGATGAGCAGAAGTATGTCCGAGCAGAATCACTCAAACCACACGGACCTTATTTGGAAAACCCATATGAAGACGTTGATGAGGAGGAAGAGGAATATGGAGATCGCACAGACTATCGATAAGGCCCTTGATGAGTATTACTCTGAGAGAGGTCTACCAGTTCCACAATGGAGAATGAAAAAAGATCCTGATTGGTGGAAAGAATACTTACGCGAATTGGAGAATGATGATTTATAAAGCTGCACACTTTGCTGCTTGGACTTTAAATAATCCTTGGACACTAGCACCTATGTGTATAGCACTGGTGTTTGTTCCTATTCTGGGGATGTGGGCAGTCCACAAATACAACTGGCAGCACTGGGCACCATTTGACAAGGGACACAAGAAGTAGTATAATAAACACAAACGGACTGGAATACATCCGTGCTCACGTCTCCGAGAGAACAAAGAATCGGAAATCCAACCCACGTGGGAGAGGGATGGGAACTCCCTTGAGCCCGTCAGTGTTATTCTGCAGGATATCACTGACGCATTATTAAACATAAATAATGGTAGATAAAGTTGTTCTACCAATATGAAAACGCATAAGTGCAGTCACTGTGGTGAAACTGACCCATCTAAGTTCTACGGTCACAAGAAGAGTGTATGTGGTGAATGTCACAACAAATATACTCTTGAATTGGGACAGAAAAAACGCAAGTTTATTGTAGAACAGATGGGTGGTAAATGCTCTGCTTGCGGATTTGATAAGTATCAATCTGCTTTACAGATGCATCACCTTGACCCCTCAACCAAAGATAAAGCATTTGCTTCTATAAGAGGTTGGAGTGAAGAACGCATACTTGAAGAAATGAAAGGATGTGTGCTATTATGTGCTTGTTGTCACTCAGCAGTCCACTCTGGTGAGTTGCAACTTCATCCGAGTATCGCCTAACTTGGTCATGGCACCGCTTTTGGGAAGCGGAATAATCTCAGTTCAAATCTGAGTACTCGGACTTACTAAATATGACAACGATGAATTTTTATTCTGTGGAATATTGGCAAGAGAACTGGGATTCGCTGATTGCAAAAGTAGAAAATGGTGAGACAATAGGAATAGAAAATATAACAACAGGCGAGAGAGCAGTAATGATACCAGCGGATGATGAACTCATACGCATGTATATGGAAACCAACAATGAAGCTCCTTGAGGGAATGTCGCATATTGGTTAATGCGCTCTGCTTATAACGGAGTCAATCGGGTTCAATTCCCGACATTCCTACCAGGGGGATTAGCAATCTGGTGAATGCACCGAACTCATAATTCGGCTGAGGTGGGTTCGATCCCCTCATCCCCCATTGACAGTTCTCTGTCAAACCCTTATAATACTAAGGTCAACAAACAAAACAATGACACTGACTAGTAAGTTCAAGAAAGACATTCAAACCCTTCGTGGTGCTGTAAATGGTGACTTCTTCCTGGATGTGAAGAATCCGAAACTTCTCAAAAAGGTCCGTCGTTATTATGAAAATGAAGGAGTCGTCTTCTCTGGCGATCCCCTTGATGATTATGATATTCTGATCGAGCAAGTTGCCGCTGATCTTGAATCTGTGGAGGTAGCGTGATGAAAACCATTCATCCTAAAAATCGTTCTAAAGAAGCATATCTTGATTTTGTTGCTGTCAAAAAAGATTTTGATAGGTATTTTAATGAAATGCCAGACTCTTATGTTTCTGTTTTGACATCATTTTGTGCTACTCATGGTGGAAACAAAAAATCCAATCCCCTTATGCAAATGATTGAAATTGTTTGCGATGCAAAAGAAGTTTGCAATTGGAAATGAAAATTCTTCTTGAACGATTCCCTTATCGATATGTAGAAACGGGTGTTCTTGAAAATGGACATCCAGATTACCGTATTCAAAAAGCAGATAGTTGGACAAAGCGTTATAAGGACATGTATCTTCTAGACAATCAGATGCAACTTCTGACTGCTATAGAAGATTTTGAATACACGAAATGGCTAGATCCAGATCGTGTTCCTTGTTACATTAAAGACGAAGTTTCGTCCGACATGGAGAGTCGTTAAAAACCCTGGTCGGTGAAGGAACCCCTTCAATCCCGAAGTCACGGATGGACTATAACAGCACTGGTGGAGTCATTTGACCCTCATAAAAACTAAATAAACACAGAGTTAATTAATTAGTAACATGGCAACAAAAGGAACGGCAGCAAAGTCTGCAAGTGGTGCATCGATGTCAAAATATGATGTCGAAGTAGAAGAAAGACTTCAGAAACTTGAAGCAGCACTAGGTGGCGGTGGAGAAGTAGATGGAGACAGACTCGCAGCACTTGAAGCTAAGGTTGAGGACCTAATCCAAAGATTGCAAAGAAAACTGAGTTTCTGAGTTTCTTGCTTCTTCTAAAAGCAAGTGGTGCGGATGGGATAACTCCCGCCCTGTTTCTTGCTTCAGGATAAAAAGCAAGTGGCGAGCCTGCAAAGACCTATAAAGACCCTTGACAACAAGGGTCTTTTTTAGTATCATATATAAGAAGAAACTTTTTAGATAATGTCTGAATATAAAAAAACAGCACTGGTGCTTGGTGCTGGTGGATTTATTGGAAGTCACATGGTCAAACGACTACGCGCAGAAGGATATTGGGTTCGTGGAGTTGACCTAAAGCATACTGAGTTTTCTAAATCTGAAGCAAACGAATTCATCCAGGGAGACCTGCGTGATGCTGAATTTGTGAATAGAGTTATTCAATTTAAGGGGGAGCAGGGGAACTTTTATAAGGAAGTTCCCTATCAGTACATTCTCCCCTTTGATGAAATCTATCAGTTTGCTGCTGATATGGGTGGAGCAGGGTTTGTCTTTACTGGTGAGAATGATGCGGAGATTATGCATAATTCTTGCTCCATTAACTTGAATGTCCTTGAAGGTGTCCATCAATTGAATAAGACATTTGATGGTGTAGAAAAGTCATATACAGTTTGTAATCGTCCAAAGTTGGATCAACCAACAAAAATCTTTTACTCTGGATCTGCCTGTATGTATCCAGAGTACAATCAATTAGATCCAGACAATCCAGATTGTCGTGAAGAATCCGCATATCCCGCAGCACCGGACTCAGAATATGGATGGGAAAAACTATTCTCCGAACGTCTATATCTTGCTTACAATCGTAATCACGGTATCCCTGTTCGTATCGCTCGCTACCATAACATCTTTGGTCCTGAAGGAACCTGGGACGGTGGAAGAGAGAAAGCACCAGCTGCAATCTGCCGTAAAGTCGCTTACCTCCCAGAGGCAGGTGGAGCTATCGAAGTGTGGGGAGATGGCTTACAGACTCGTTCCTTCTTGTTCATTGACGAATGCATTGAAGCAACTCGAC